AGCGTGGGGCTGGACGGGGCGGCGAACAGTTGCACACGCCTGACCGCGACCGCAGCCAATGGCACGGCGTTGCAGACGCTCGTTGCCGCAGCATCGGCGCGCACGTACTCGGCCTACATCCGGCGCGCGACAGGGACGGGGACGATTGCGATCTGTCAGGACGGCGTGACGTTTACCGACGTGACGGCGCAGGTGACAGCGGGCACGCTGGGGCTGGTGCAACTCACCGCGAGCCAACTCAATGCCGTGTTCGGCATCCGACTCGGCACCAGCGGAGATGCAATAGACGTTGACTGCAACCAGTTCGAGGCCGGCACCTTCGCCACCACGCCGATTCCGGCGGCGGGGACGCGGGCGGCAGATTTGGAAACATTCCCACAGGCGGGGAATGTGGACAACACGAAGGGGACGGCCTATGCAGAGGTTTGCGTTGAGTGGGCGAATGGCGGCGTCCAAAATTATTCCTACCTAACGCTAGGTGCTGGAGTTGCTGGTTCGTTTTGGATGAATAACGCTACGGCCCCTACAACTGGGGGTGCGTATGACGGAACAAACGTGCTGAATAAGGCCGGACTCTCAAACCTTTTCAATGCGGTAGGCAAGCGCGCCGTTAGTTGGGGGGCGGCAGGAATGTCATCCACGGGCGATGGGCTGGCCCCGGCGACAAGCGCGTTCGATGGAATCTTCGGGACTGCCGCCGGGACGGTAATAGCTGTCGCCTCAGGCTTGAACGGTGGCATCAAGAACGTCGCCATCTGGCCGACGCAGCTTCCCGACGCGACGTTGCAGACGATCACCACATGATCCGCGCCGCCATCCTCGCCATGTTCGCGCTCCCCACGGTAGCCGAGGCGCAGTTTGCCTACATGGTGGACGACTTCACCGTGCCGCCCGAGCGCCATCGCACCGTGGTCGTGGTGCTGCACGAAACGGGGGCCGCGCCGGTGGAATGCGTCAGGATATTTCCCGGCTGGCAGCAAGCCTTGATGTGGGCGACGCTGATGCTGCCGATGGCCTGCGCGCAATGGCCGCTGGATGGCACTCCGACGTGCTCGATCTGGATTCACCCGCAGGACAGCAACCTTGCCTATGGACATGAAATCGGTCATTGCTTCTTTGGCGATTTCCACTAATGCCCACCGTCGCCAAGCCGCTCGGCCAGGTTCAGCTAGGTACTGCGCTGACGACGATTTGCGCTGTACCTACGGCTCCGACCTACGCCATGAAGCGCATACAGTCGCTGTGGATCACCAACACGGATACGGTGGCTCATACGGTGAGCCTGCGTATCGGGACCGGAGTGCTGACGGTGGCGAATTCTCTGATGGAGGGACGCTCCCTTGCGCCCAATACATCCCTCACACTCGCTGGTGAGATACTGCTCTCGGCCGGGCAGACATTGCAGGGGTTTGCGGACGTAGCGGCTAAGGCCACGGTCACCGCGTTCGGTGAGGAAACAACTTAGGGAGACTTCATGCAGGTACAAGGCGCAATGTCGGGCAACAACTCGCAGCAACAATTTCCGCCCATGCAGGAGGGGGACGACCGGCTGTTCGTCCAGTTCTACATGGGCAGCGTTCCCGACCCCAAGGCCACCGAGGAACAGGGTCACCCCGTCTTTCTGTCCGTTCCGTTCATCAAGATTCTGGTCCCCGGCGACAAGAACACGGTCGTGGACACCAAGGTAGACGCATCCCACAAGCGTCGATTCGCCCGGCTGTGGTCGCAGTTCTCGGCCAACGAGGAACAGACCTTGAGCGGGATGCCGCTCCGTGACTGGCCGGTCATCACCCGCGCCCAGGCGGAGGAACTGGCCTACCTCAACATCGTCACCGTGGAACAACTCAGCGTGTGCTCGGACGCCTTCGCGCACCGCATAATGAATTTCAACGTGCTGAAGCGCAAGGCGACCGCGTACCTCGACAATGCCAAGGATGCGTCGTCATCGCTGCGGCTCGTTGAGGAAAACGGCAAGCTGCGCGATCAGATCGAGGCGCTGCAAGTCGAGATGGCGCGGCTGTCCGCGTCGTTCAGCGAAATGCAGAAGTCCCACACCGGCGGGCGCAAGGATGGCAAATAGCACTGTCCTCTCTGTAGTGCAGACGGCAGCGACCGAGATGGGGCTGCCGTCACCGAACAATGTCGCCAGTAACTCGCAGGTGCAGGCGAAGCAGTTGCTCGCCCTCTACAACGCCACGGGTGAGATGCTGGTCAAGCGCCGTGTATGGCGCAACCTGTTTCGGGAGGGGACGATCAGCGCCACGGCGGGGGTGGGGACGTATCCTCTACCCGCCGACTTCGCTCGACCCATCTCACAGACGGAGTGGGACCGGACGAATCGCTGGCCCATGATCGGGCCGGAGACGCCGCAGCAATGGCAGTGGTTGAAGTCGGGCATTCTCTCCACCGGGCCGAGGGAACGATTCCGGTTGGTCGGGAACAACATCGAAATCTGGCCGGTGCCAGGATCGACCACGGTGCCGCTGCCCATTGCGCTGTCTTACTACTACGTGTCGAAGTGGTGGGCACTGGACGCGCAGGGTACGCCGAAGGCTAAGGCCACGCTGGACGACGATACGAGCATCTTCTCGGACCGCCTGATGACGGCGGGTACGAAACTGCGGTTCTTTCAGGCGAAAGGTTTTTCCTGTGATGCTTTTGCTGCGGACTTTCAAGCGAACCTTGACGACGAACTCGCACAGGATGGTGGCGCGCCGATCTTGTCACTGAGCCGCTCGCCTGCATTTCCCCTTATTTCAATTTACAACCTGCCCGACGGCAACTGGAGCACTTCGTAAATGGCGCTCCGCAAATCCCGCTACGCCGTCGCCACCCGCAGGGTGTCCGACAGCACTGCGCTCCCCGCCCCGACCGGCGGAATGAACGCACGGGACTCGCTCGCGCTGATGGAGCCGGATCACGCCATCCAGCTTATCAACCTGTTCCCCCAGCAATACGGGTGCCGCGTCCGTAAAGGGTGGGTGCGGCACGTCACTGGCTTCACGCTGCCGGTGGAGACATTGATGTCGTATTCCTCTCTGGACGGGGTGGAGTCCATGTTCGCGGTGTCCGGCGATTCGCTCTACGACGCCACTACGTTCGGCCCGGTGGGCACAGCACTGTTTACGGGGTTCACCAACGCACGCTGGCAACACGCGCAAATGGTGAACCAGTTCGGCAACTTTCTCTCGGCGGTGAACGGGGCCGACTTGCCGATCAAGTACGACGGCACTACGTGGTCGCTGGCGGCGCTCACCGTGCGTGTCGGTGAGACGCTGAACCTGCGCGACTTGATCCACGTCGCCCACATCCATCGCCGACTGTGGTTCGTGGAGAAGGGCAGCGGCAATGCGTGGTATCTACCCATCGACCAGATCGAAGGAGAGCTATCCCGCTTCGGCGTGGGCGAAGTATTCCGCGACGGCGGCTTCCTGCAAGCCATCGACTCCTGGTCAACGGACAGCGGCACCGGGATGCAGGAACGGACGGTGTTCGTCGGCTCCCAAGGCAACGTGGCCGTGTTCGACGGATTCGACCCGGACGTGGCGGGGGAGTTCACGCTCTCCGGCGTCTACAAGATCGGCTCCCCGGTGGGGCGGCGCTGTACAAGGAAATACGGCTCCGATCTTCTCATTCTCTGCGAGGACGGCGTGATTGCGCTGTCCTCGGTGCTGGCGCAGTCGCGGGTGTTGCTGGCCCCGCCCCTATCCGACATCGTGCAGCAACGTCTTAGCGAGGACATCGGGCTATACAAGCCCAACTTCGGCTGGGAGATGGTGCTTTACAACCGCTACCAGTTTCTCATCGTCAACATTCCGATGGACGCGCAGCGCAAGCAGTACGTGATGAACTCGGTCACGTCGGCGTGGTGCGAGTTCGTCGGCTACGACGCGCTGTGCTGGGAGAGGCTGGATGAGGAACCGTACTTCGGCGGGCCTACCTACGTGGGGCGTGCGTGGTACGGATACCTCGATGACTTCGACATGGAGTTGAACAAGGGCACCGCCATCGAGGCGCAATGCTTGCAGGCGTTCAATTACTTCGGCTCGCCCTCCATTCAGAAACACTGGACGATGGCGCGGCCCATCTTCAACGCCGCCGCTGCCCCCGCCGTGCAAGCGGTGATGAACACCGACTTCGACATGGACGACGATCAGCCCACGCCCACGGCGTTCGTGCAGGAAGTCAACGACGCAGTGTGGGACACCGCGCTGTGGGACGAGGCTCCGTGGCCCTCGATTACGCTGCAATCGTTCACCGAATGGTTCTCGCTCAACGATGTGGGATTCGCGGGGGCGCTTTACCTCAAGACCGCAACGTCAGCCGACACATTTTGGGTGGCGACAGATTTCAACTATGAGTCGGGCGGGATTTTATGAGCCGCCACGTCGTCGTCAACTGCGAGGACAAGCTGGCCCCATTCATGGAGCGGCACTGCCATTCGCACGGCGCGTTCACGGTGGGCCGTGCCGTGGGATTGGTGGACGTGCATGACGATAGAGAGCCGGAGATTCTGGCCTCGGTGTGGTTCGATTCGTTCAATGGGGCCAACGTCAACATTCACGTCGCTGCGCTCCCTGGTCGTCGCTGGCTGAACCGTGAATTCCTCTGGTACGGGTTCCACTGTCCGTTCAACGAATGGGGCGTGAAGCGCGTCACCGGACTCGTTGCATCGTCCAACTACGATGCGCGGCGATTCGACGAACACCTTGGGTTCAAGCTGGAGGCGACGTTGAAGGACGCCGCCCCGGACGGAGACATGCTGGTCTATGTCATGTTCAAGAAAGATTGCCGGTGGCTGAACGTGCGGAATAACGTGCCGCCGATGAAGGGAGTGCATTGACATGGGCCAAGCGCAAGCGAGTAGTGCGAACAAGGCGAAGATGCCCCCGACGATGGTGGGCACCGGCCCCGGCTCGCAGGGACAGCCTCAGTACAACACGACGCAGCCCTACACGCCGCCAACCGACCTGACCGCTGGGCAGGCGGGGGCCACCGGCAAGGTGTCGAACCCGTACTACGACTCGACCAGCCCGATGTATGGGAAGCCCGACCCGGCGCTAGGCCCGAGCGGGGGTGCCATCAACAACCAGATGTCGCAAAACCCGTTGCTGCCGTGGCAGCCCACGGCCGGACAGACCGGACAGACAGGCGGGCCGCAGGCCGGTGCTACCGGAAGGCCGCAGCCGGTTGCATCTATGGACAACTGGGCGAGTACGCCGCAAGGAATGGCGGAAGAAGCGACTATGCGGGCGAATGATAAATTCCCGCTCCACCAAGCGGCAGTGATGCCCGGCGCGGGGCAGGTGTCCGGCATACAGACGAATCCGGTGCCCGGCGTGGCACCGTCGCTGTCCGATAGCACCGGCGGCAAGTCCAGCAAGGGCGGCTCGCCGCCCGACATGGCGGGAGGCGCTGTCGGACCCGGTGCAACCCCCGGCATGGGCAAGGGCGGGCCTCCCGGCGTCCCGGCTGGCCCCGCCGCAGCCACTCCTGCCACCGCCGCAGCCCCCACCACGTTCACGCAGGGGCTTGGTGGCGGTCCGGCAGGTGCAGCGGGCTTGGGTGGGAGCGCAGCGAACGCCTGGGAGAAGCAGGGTAAGCCGGGCGACTCCTGGCAGGCAGGGTGGGACGCGAATCAAGCCCCCGGAGCGAATGCGTCCAAGATTGATCTGAATCAATTCGCGCCGGGCATGAGCGAGTCGCAGATGTTCCAGCTTGCCTCCGCGCAGGGCAACAACTCGCCGTTGACGCAG